TTTGGAATATGATGCATAAGCCGCAACTCTGGATATATCCCATATTGATATGATGCCCAACGGAATAAAGCTTCTTGTTCTGCGGCTTCGTGCTGTGTATGGCTTTTTTTATGTGCTTTCGCAGGACTTAAAAAACCTATTGCTTTACAAGGCGAACCGCAATAAGAACAAATACAGCCATTAGAAAATTTGTTCTCAATTTCATACATTGCTCTACACTTTACGCATTGTAATGCAATATTTTCTGTTTTCTCTTTAATGATTCTTTTAGCTAACTCTTTACTTGTTAATCGTCTAACCAATCTTTTACCTCCCAGCGTGGTACTGTTTGTCCGTCTGTTTTATACATTATGACTGACATATACCAGTACCCATTATACTCATTGTATCTTGCATAGCACTTGACAAAGCGATACCCCTTATATTTCCGCTCCCAATATGCCGTATCGTCTAATCTTTCTCTTGCGATTCTTGCCAAGCCACAAGTGGTGATTTTGTTATCTTGAATCGTGATACTTGGTTTTGTAAGATTTCTTGAACAGACATAGCGTTTAGAACCTTGTGGGTCTTTAAGCATATACTTAGCAATAGCTTCAGGTCCGAACTTATTAGGCTGAAAACGGTCTGCGTTTGTTCGGATTCCATTTTGCCACATTGCTTCAAGTTCTTTTCTTGATATGCCACCAGTAAATATTACATGAAAGTGATAGTTATTACAGCCTTTCAATTCTCCTGTTTTGTATGTAACACATTCAATGACATATATGTACTTAAAAGGAGTTTCTAATTTTTTCTTTCGTCTAAGCAATTCTTCTCTTTGCTCCGCAAGGGCTTCTATTTCTGGCAACGCTTTCAAAGCTTCTTTAACTTTTGCTAATTCTTTCTGTCTTCGAGTTTTAAGTCTGCGAAAATAATTTGTTAAATCTTTACGAGCTTGCTTTTCATCTTGTGGAGCATTAGTTGGCTCGTAGGTTGGGTGCATAATTATATCATCTTCATCAAAATTTGCATTGATTAAGCGTATGAGCTTTTTCTCAGCTTGTTTTTTGTTGTATCTCTTCTGTTCCTCTGTAGATGGTTTAGTTTTTGGTGCTCTTGAGCTTACCCTCCTTCCATCATTCCAGACAGGAAAAGAATCTATCTCTAACAATCTGCCTGATTTTGTTTTTTGTTGTCTAATCATTTCAGTGTACTCCTTATATCGTCGATAAGATAATATACAATACAAGACCCCAATGGGCATTATGCCCGTATTATATTGACGAATTACCACTGCTATGATATAATTTAATTGCATTCAGCAAGTGGCTTATATGTCACTCTTAGCTCGTCCGTTCGGAGCGGACGAGCTTTTTATTTTCCTATTTTTCTTGCAATTCAAGGTATTTATTTAAGTACCAGACTGCTTTTGCAATATCTTCAT